AAAGAGAAAGGTAGTCTTGTTTACAAGACCAAAGGTAAACCCTGTTACAGCTTCGTTTCTAACAAAACTCATTTAGTAGCAACTTTCTTTTTAACCGGAGCCTTGCTCTGGCTTTTAGCAATTGAAACAATTGCAACCTGAACTTCCCAAGGCAATGGGCCGCTGGCTCGTTTGTGATAAATTTCGTGGGCTTCATCAAGAGCTTTTTGCTGTGCAGCATTCAAGCCTCCTAATACATCCCTTATTTCATCTGAAAGAATCTGTATGTGTTTATGTTCTTCTGGCATTTTCCCCTCCAATTAAAGTAAGGGTGTAGCCAGAGAATACTGACTACACCCTACTTTAGACTAACAATTAGTTGTCGATTTGCTCAACCTGATAGCAAGCAATCCAATCCACTGAACCGACTGATTGTGTAGTCCCTGCGGAACGCACAACAACAGAAGGTGTCATAGGGTTGGTTTGAGCTATGTTGGTCGTGATTTTGGTGCCAGCGACACCATTCACGTAAGGTGTGATTGAACTCACACCATCAACAATAAAGCCTAACTTCACGTATGTTCCATCAACAAAGGTATGGGCAGTCCCACCAGAGGTGAGATTCCCATCATTTTCAGTTACCAAAATTGCTAACAAGTCAGCAGTAATGGATTGAAAACCGATGTAATCAGGCGAGGCGTTAACACTTGAGGCAAGGATTTCAGTATTGGTTTTCGACAGACCTAAGAAGAAGTCGAATGTCCCAGTACCAATCGTGGTAAGTTTCAAACGGGCCTCAAAGTAAATCTTGCTATTGGCACTTGGGAGGAACGAATCCGCCGCAGTTGCACCACCATACTGAATCTGAACCCCTTGGTGATTAGTGGCAGCACCACTATCCATTGTTAGGACGCCGCCTTTGGCATCGGCTAATAAAGCCGTTCCAGATGTAGCGTTGCTAACTATCCAAGGGCTTTCGTCGTTAAACGAAAGAAAATCATCCAAGATTCCAAACCCTTCGCTGATTCCACCGACTGCTAATTCAGCCAAGGGAGCCTGTGAAAAAATGTTTGGAGAGAGGCCACGCAATTCCTTGCCTACGCCTCGTTGCGGTTTAAGGTATAAATCACCCATCGTTATAAACTCCTTTCTGAGTCAATTAGGCTTGGTAGCCAACAAAGAGTTTACGGCGGTTGTAACATACAAAGTTACCCCATGTGTCCATATGGACTTCACGGACAGTGTGTTGCTTTGCTGCTTCCTTAGGAGCGTGGCGAAGCATCTCACGGCCTTGCTTGAAGAACCATTTGAATACACGGTGATTTACTCCGTAAAACGGATTGGAACTGTCGTTGTTCTGAAGGTAAGGAACCCAAATGATTGGATTACCCTTCAGGGTCACGGCACCAGCATACTTGGCAAGGTCAACACCTAGGTTGTCATTGCGAGATTCAAGTAGCTTTTCCAAGCTCGACTGCACGTTGTAAGTTGTGTAGAACGCCCAATCGGAATCGGACTTTCCACCGCCTAATTCAGCGTACTGTTTAGGAGCCATAAACTGAGTAAACTCACACGCTTTACGTGCTTTCTCTACTAAGTCATCTCGTGAACCAGCACTGGTGTAATTAAACGACCAGTTCTTCCAGTTCGGTACATCTGCTACAGCAATGCCACCAGCACCAGCCGAAAACCCGGACGGGTCTCCACCAGTAAATCCACCAGCAGGAGTTGTTGCAGACTTCTGAATCCAAAAAGGAATGCCAGATGGATTGCGAGGGGATTGAGTTGATGATGAAGGTGCGCTCCAAAGAGCAGTCTCCATCAACTCAAACCAATCGTTGTACATCGAGTGTTCACGAATTTGAAGTTCACGAATAATAGTTTCACGGTCAGACTGTAGAGCATCTTCGTCTACGTCATATGAAAAGTTGACCGTACTTTTAGTCCACTGCTGCTTTGCTTCAGTTGTTAAATCTTTAACAGAAGTAGCATCTACGCTATACAGTTCACTAAATTTAGCTGTACCAGTGTTGCTAGTTTGAACCTTCCAGTTCAACTGAACACCACCACGTACAGGCTCACGGGTATTTCCACTCAAAAACTTCTGTGCAAAAATGTGGTGTTGCTGGTCAAGAGACAAGTCAATCCACTTCTTCTTCTTGAACTGGTCAAGAGTAAGATTTACGAAGTCATCGAGTTGGTCTGGTAATAATGCCATACCTCGATTTCCTTATATAAAATTACAGACTTCCATTTTCCCGAAGTGCGTTTTCATAAAACTCCCTAAGAACCGGATTGTCTACTGGGTCATCACTTGCCTCTGGGGCAGGCTGACTACTCAGAGATGCACCTGAACCAAGTCGTCTTGCTGATGCTGCACGTAATCGGTCGTTGGATTTCTGAACTGATTGTTGTTGAATTTCATTATGAAAAGTCATGTGATATGCCTGTTGAACTAAATCATCCATAGCAGGAACATTCATGCCTTGTGCCTGATAGCCTGTTGCAAGTAAAGACGCTTGGTCATAAACCTGCTCCATGTTTTTAGCTGCTTGACTATTAGGTTCAATAGACAAATAATCTCCATCGCCAAACAATCCTTCATTGTTTAGTTTCTTTACGGAGTTGCTAAAAGTATCTATCTGACTTTGAGTATTACTTATCATCTCTTGCTGCTGCAATTGATTTACATAATACTGCTGCGAATCAATAACTTGATTAAGACCATCAATTCGCCCATCATAATGCTGCTGCATATTCTGAGCTAATTTATTGATAGACTCTCTAAGTCCTTCATCGTATTCATCGCCTAAATCAATATTAAACGATGGTTCACCATATTCTTCTGGATTTTCATCAACAGAATCAGTTTGTGAATACTGCTGCTGCTCATACCACTGATTCCATTCCTGTAATTGCACTTGCTTTTGACCAATAGCTTCTAGTGCGTTTACAAGAGCTTCGTCTGAACTAAACTTGGTCGGGTCTAGTCCATGATATTGAGCTGCTTCACTGAGTACCTCAGTTGAGTACTCTGTATCGGTGGATTGCTCAACACCGCTACTTACATCTTCAGATGTATCTTCATAATTTCCAATATCAGATTCCACTTCCTCTGAAGTTTCTTCTGGACTGTATTCTGAATTTACTTCATCAATAACTGCGTAATCGTCGTCAGTTAATTCAATTAGTTCTTCTTCTTCGCTCATAATCCCCTCCTAAAAACTCCGAGGTGCACCGTCACTGTAACCAGCATCACGGTCATACAACCCCCGGTGGGCTAAATATTTTGCTCGCTCTTTCCGGCTAGAAAAGATAGCAGTTCCATCACTAGTAAAGTCCACCCCAGTAAAACCATGGTCTTTGGCATCCTGCCTAAACTCATTAGTTTGACTGGAATGGACTGACGCTGCCACACTAGACAGGCCCGAAGACCATCCATTGGCACCGAAGTTCCTATCCACTTTCTTTTTATTTTCTTCACCAAACTTAGGTGCGGGCGTGTCATGCCAATCGAGAACACCATCCTTGTTTCGGTAATAGTATTTACTTTTAGCCATTAGTATTTTTTACTCCTGACTTTCTTTCCTGTTTTTTTAGCGTGCCTCTTTGCAGCCGCTTTACCTTTTTTTGTATACGCAAACTTTTTTCCACCTACTTTAGGCATAACATTCTCCTTTAATTTGCGGGCTGTCGCCCCATCATATTAATTTGCTGGTCAGTCGGTTGACTGCCAGCTAAAACTTGTTGCATTACATTTGCTCTAGCACCAGAAGTTCCTCCAGTTGGAACAGTTCTTCTGATACTTTCCTTAACAGCAACCTGAGGTTTTTCTGGCGGCTCTGCTGGATTAGCTGTAGGTCTATCTTGCTTAGGTTCTTCAAATTTAATAATGCTTTTGAGCCTTGGCACATCCATTAGTTCGGAATAAAGCTCAATAAGCTCTTGGGCATCTAGCATTCCACCAGCTTCTTGAATATTTGGCAGCATGGGCATAACAATGCTTTGAACAAAATTTGTAATGTTTTGCATTCTTTCTGAAGGCGATTTGTAAGCCATCGAAAAAGGCTCTACGGCAAAGTTGTACTGAAGGAAGTTGCCTTCTCTTAATTCAGGAGTCCAAGTTATATCAAACTTATAACCATTGATTTTTCTTTCTTCTGGCATTTCTTGGAATGGGTCATTCCACAAAAGCCAACCTAAGTCGCTGCATACCTTTTCAGTAAACTCAACAACTCGATACTGCATATTAGCTTCACGCTTTGAAACCGCCCCATGTATAAGTTTATCTTGTGTAGCTGTATCAGAACTTGGCCCAAGACCTGCCATAGCTTGCAAGTTTCCAGCCATTCTGTCAAACAATTCCTGCATGGAATAATTAAAGGACATGTTACCTTGGTCTACCCCACCCATTTTTAATACGTTGACAGACTCTGGATTATTTACTTGAGTCCAATCGCCGTCATCCGCACGCTGCAACCTCCGTGCATCATCGTGCGAACCGGCTTGATAAAACGGAATGTCTTTTTGCCGCTGGGCTTGTCGCTTTTGCTTTCGCAACAAACCATTCACAATGTCAAACAATGGCTTCAGATTCATAGCAGGAGATACACCTAGAATCTGGTCTGGCACTTCAGCGGCAAGATTGAGGATATGAAACGGCCCATTTTCAGGGCCATCCCAATCCACAACTCTAAGCGGTTCAGTGTTCTTACCATGACACATGGTAATCACTTTGTTTTCGGATGGAATGTAAATGTCGATTAACTGCACGTTGGGGACAAACTCGTCGCCATTTGTATTGCGTGTTATATTACGCATTGGGTGTTCGCCATCGTCATCGTGCATGGAACGCATATCGTAAGTTTCAAGAATTTTGTTTACAGCCTTCCTGTCAAACGAAGGTTCACTCTTTAATTTCTCTACGCTTATTCTGTATTTATTAGCGGCAAATCGTTTCTTCTGCCAGCTAGGGGAGGATGTGTCATAAATAAAATCATCAAACGAAATATTCTCAGCAAACGGTTTACCCGGGTCTAACCATTCATCTTCACCTTCAAGTTGAACAAGCCCGGCATCTGCTGTGTAAACTTTCATTATTCCCAAAGCAAAAAAAGATTCGAGCACAGCAGCCTTTAATGCTTTTTCTAATTGTATTTCTTTTATTAGGTTATTGGTTGCTTGCTGGAATATATAAGAGAACCAGTTTAGTTCAGGGTATTTGGAAGTAACTAGAATTCGTGGTCGATTTGCTGACAACGACATAGAATATGTTTCTGCTGTTTGATACATCAGATTAGATATAACTTCTAAATCGCTTGTCGTGTTTGTTCCAGAACAATAGTGTGTTCCAGTGTAGTCACGAATAAACTTCTTTCGCATTTCACGAAAAGGCTTCAAGGAATCCGAAGAATTCTTGACTGCCTTTAATAGTTTATCTCTCCCGCCTTCTCGATTAAAATCCATTCTTACCATCCATCATTTAATTCTGATGCAACCATAGCATCGTATTCTTTTAGTCTATAAGCCATGCTGCCACGGGGTGCTTCTGAAAATTCGTTGGTCTGCACAGTTGTGTCTGCTGGTCTATCCACTGCTCCATGCCAAGCTAAGGCAGCAGCAATTACTCGGTCACCATGCGCTTGCCCTTTAGATGAGTCGTCTTGAGTTTTAATACTTCTACTGTGAACAACTTTACCGTCCTTATAAATATACTGACGGCATTCATCTAAAAGTTTATCGCTTCTTATTATGTACTCTTTAGATTGTATAGCTCCAGCCATCTTTCCTAAAAGAGCGAGTTTGTTTTTGTCATTTGTGAAGAACCCCGGATTCTTTGTTTTCTTACGGTATGCACGCCCTTCAAGTTCACGGTAGTAAATGTTTCCATAACCAATATCTATTATTTGTTTTGTAAAGGCACCACCCGGTGCACCATTATGCTCCCACACTAAATAGGCTTTATGGAACCAATTGCACATGGCTACAACCAATTCAGCAAAGTCATCTGGTCTTATTGTATTTGACGCAAATTCGGCCACTTGCTCACCCGTAACGCTATCAACCACAACAGCAACAGAATTAGAGCTATAGCTCCCCCCAAGCCCGGCAGCAACATCGCAACCGATAACATAATCGCCAGTGGTAGCTGGCGTTCCCGCTGAAGAGCGTAAACACCACAGTTTAACCGGCCCATTTTCTGTCTCTTGGTAATCGGGGGAAAAGGACTCGCCGTCATAATACAAAGCACCCACAGAATAAGGTCGTAAAAGATTTCCCCTAGCTGTCTCGTACAGTTCTTTTCCGAACACTTGGTAATCCGAACCGCCATAATCCCTGTCCAATTCCTGAGCAATAGATTGAGGTGTAGCACCCGGACGGCGACACTCGTCATCATAATAAGGACTCCTTGTCTTACCATCTAGAACAAACTTATAACCTTCAGGGAATTGGTACTTATCATCAAGAACCTTTAGTACGTTGTCAATTGATGTGTACATTCCCACCCGTCTATCAGGGTGCTCTTTCCAATCCATGATAACTTTAAGCATGTTAGACTCTTGGTGCATTACATCGTAATAAGCACCTGCTCCACCCTTGGGTGTTGACACAAACATTCGGCTATCTGTGGCATGTTGTGTTGCAGATAGAGACTTATAGTCATCTCCTTTGGGAAACGCAGCAAACTCATCTATAGCAATAGACTTCTTACGACCACCTCGGAAAGCATCTTCTGTGGTACTAGCACCTTCAAACGAAGACCCATTAGTTTTATTCTCCATAATCATCACAGAGCGATATACTTCGGGCCTCATCCAAGGAGGCAAGCCACCCTTGCCACCATCGCCATCTAGTAGAAAGTCTAGCTTCCACATCAACGTATCTTTCTTACCCGGTTTATCTACAAGGTCTGCGGTACGAGACATAATGCCAAAGCTACTAAAGTCATTAAACAACCAATGGTAGAAATAAAGTGTAAGGAACATCCACGTTGCACCAAGGTCACGAGACTTTTCGATACCGATGTCCCTGCTTCCAAGTGCTTCATTCATTTCAAGGAATGCCTTGTCTTGGTATTCGTAAGTCCTGAAAGGAATAACATTGCTGGCTGTACCAACCAATCGACTACTTCTTGGTTCATACAGCCAGCAAAATGCGTTAATGAAAAACAATATGTCGTGCTTGCAAGCAGTCCAAAGAATCCGTTGCCTTTCAGGAGTATCTGCCCACCTCAATAAATCCCGCCTGTACTCAAGATTGCCAGCTAGGTCTTTAGGAACCTGCTCGTATAAACTCATTAGATAATTACCCCTCCACCTGCTGAGTCAATTGTTCTTTGTAATTGATTCAGCCATTTCCACCACACATACGATTTCCAAATCAAAATCATAAAGTATGCTGAAGCTAACGCAAAAAACAAAGCACCCAATCTATAGTACAACCTCTTCGCCATCTTTCACCTCTTTCTTAATGCCACGTAACATTTCTTCGATTTGCTCTATCTGCACATCGACCGCACGCATTGAGGTGTCAACTTCCTTCTGGGAGTTAATTTTAAGTTGTTCTCTAATCACCTGCTCCATGAACTTGCTGGTATTACCAACAGCCCATGTAAGCATAGCCCAAGCTCCCGGGGATGGTGCTTCTTCAGGACTTATTAACCATTCTTCCTGCTCCCCCTTACACTTGTGCAGATTGTGAAACACAAACGCAACATCATCCGGCAGTTCCGAGCTATCAACGTCGAAATCAGCCAATTGCTTAAATACGTCTATTTGTTCTTTCTGTATCTCAATAGACTCTTTATGTCTTCTCTCTTCATACTCTTTCTCGAATACTTCATCTTTGGCACGGAGCCTTTCATAATCCGCACCTTTATATCCCATCTCTTTACAAGCGGCCATAGTCGCAGCCTTAACAGACTCGCCCATCCCCTTGTATTTGTCATACCAAACTTTCCAGTCAGGATATTTCCCCTCTTGCTTCAGCCTATCCATAAACAATGAATAACCCGGCTTTCGGCGTGTCGTCTTTTTCTTTGCCATTATTACTCCCAAGTAACTATTGTTCTGTAAACCGGAACCGCATTGGTTAGCGTTATAGCTATACCCACAATATCAGCGTCCATCTGCGTTGAGCTTAAATTAAACGACCATTGTCCATTACCTTCATGGGTAAGGCCGGTTGTAGTAGCAGGAGTTCCTCCATCTTTTGTTATTGTTAAAGACGGACTCCCACTAGTCATAGCAGCTCCACTTGTAGCATTAACCAACGCTACCGTATAACCAGTAACGGCAACAGCCTTTTTAAACTTATCAGCATCGGAAACATCACCGATTAGGTGATTCGATTCAAAGTAGTAGTGAGCAGTTGATATTGCTGCACCCATACCACGGGTAACAATAAATTTAACTGTATTGCTACCTACGAACCCCGGCCCTATGACATCTTTAATTGGCATTAGCTAGCCCTTGTTCTACTGGTAGGATTACTTGCATCACTAATTGTCCAAGTCATAGCTGTCGTGCTACCATCTAACTTTTTACCCGTAATGGTCGTGCCACTAATAGAAAACTCACTAACTGAACAAAGAATCATATACAGCAGTTGTGCAGGCGTAGCCGCAGCACCATCAGAAGCATAGCTCTCTGTCTGTGCAGTTGTCCACATACCATCCATTTCTGCTTTGGTAGGTGGGTCATAGGCATTTAAGGCATCAGTACATTCACTCTGTACTTCAGCATCCCAGTTACTGTTCCATGGAACCGCCGTTAGCCCTGCACCAGCAGACCCTATTTCAGCAGTATCGGCCAGTACATCCGCTAAATACTTCCCAAATGTACCTGAGCTAGCGTGACCACTAGCAGCCTCGTCCCACACTGCATCAGCAACCGCTGCTGCTGTAGGTGCAGAACCACCACCCCCAGTTGTCCAAGCGGCGTCTCCTCTATCCCGTAGAGCTTGTAAACTTTCTGTGGTATTTACATAATCGTCCCAATCAGCAGTAGATTCCTTACTGACCAGCTTGGCGATAATAGAGTCGTCCACCACATCTGACCCGGCAACAGAAGCTGACACCAAATGGTCTAAGCCGAGAGCTACTAACGCATCATTACATTCGCTTTGCACCTCTGCATCCCACGATGAATTCCACGGAACTGCCGTAAGTCCTGCACCTGCTGAACCAATCTCTGCGGTGTCCGTAAGAATATCTGACACGGCTTTACCATAGGAGCCTGAGCTTGTGTGACCCGATGTGGCTTCATCCCACACTGCGTCTGCTATAGCAGATGCGGCTGGGGGACTTGCTGTCACCCATGCCGCATCCCCTCTATTTCGGAGAGCTTCGAGCGTATCAGTGGATGATGACCAGCTTCCACCTTTAATTTCAGTGAACGCACTATCCATTTCGGTTTTTGTAGGGGCATCGTAGTCAGATAAAGCCGCATCACACGCAGCGTTTATCTGGTCGGTGGCATCAGAACCTTCGATACTAGCCACATCAACCCTAGCATTAGCGTCAAAAGCACTAGCACTAGCAGCAAACATAGCGTCATATATAGCTTCCTCTAACACATAACAATACTTAAATACAGGCAAAGCACCCGATTTATGCACAGCTATTAAAAGCTCGCCAACGGTGGCAGTATCAGTAGCATCAAGCGTTATCTGGTAAAAACCCAGCTCGTCATGAGTTGCACCACCGCTGTTCTTGGCAACTATGTTTCCACCGGCCTTACCAAGCCGTATGTCTGACACGCCAATACTAAGCCCCGTTTCTGCTGTCTTACCGTCAGTGTCATCTAAAAATGGCCCGATAAGTACGTATTGAGTATTTGTTGATTGCTTCAAAAACATTTTAATTCCTCATTTGTCTATATGTATTCATTGCGATTGCAGCAATTGGCGTAGATGATGTTGAGTATGTTATTACCAATTTGGGAGTGTAAGACGCACCCTTATTTAGCGACCACCATCGGGCATACCAGTTAGCACTCGTTGACGAATTGTGCAGAATGATATTAATATCGTTGTTGGCAGACCACCCAGAGCGATTTACTATCTCTTGAATAACGGTAGTTATATCAGAAGAATCATAGTAAGTGCCTGAACTCATTGACGGGATTGTCCACGACACGCTTGCGCTTGTAAGAGTTGCGTCAATTACGTCTGAGCCATTGCTTGGAGCAGAAGCATCATCAACGTCTTCCGCTGAAATACTAACAGTTTTTCCAGAACTACTGCTCTCAAAGCCGGAATATTTCATCTGGATTTTTGCTGATGAAATCGTAGTTCCTTGTTCTATGTCAATTGTCGTAAAACGCAAAAAACTCCAGAAGAACTTTTCTAGACCCATTCCATTATCATCATACCCAACTTTCATTTCATTGTTGGTTGATGTGAATGCACTTGATGAAAAAGTGCCGTACATGTGTTCTTCACGAACAAAGCCGTCGTCAGACGTTGCTGCAATTACTTCAGTTATAGTCGTCATTCGTCTTCCTCTCCAAGACCTACATATTCAGCCTCAAATTTCTCATTGCAGTGCTTGCATTGTACATCACCCGGATACAAAATTAGCTCTGATTCGTCACTAACGAGGTGCAGAAACTGCTCTAGATGAGCAGCCTCTAGGTGTATACATCGGTCAAAATTCTCTCTTCCGCACTCAGGACAGTCCCAGCGAAGTGCGTTGAATAGTTCTACTTTCTCTGTCATCACAAGCTCCTTAACCACAGTCTAGGCTTATGAGAGCTACATAGGAATAGAAAAATGGTTCTGCGAGTTTTGGAGGCTATACGCTACCAGTTCTTTCTGAGGGGGTGGGGGTCTGTTTCATTCTATACACTGACCGACCCAAACCGGAAACGAAAAACGCCTAGCAGGCTAGCCTGATTTGCCCACACACCACAAACGACGATAACAGTGTTGGGGGCAAGAGCCACCCACCCACAGTAGGCCTAGCAGCTAGGCTAGCGAGTGCCAGCAATCGAGCACGGCTAAGACTTAGCAACTAGGCTATGGGCTAACTTAACTCTAACTCTGAAGGATGTACATTATGGCTCTT